CCGACTGCAGATGGGCGCACCAGGAAGGAAGTAAGTAATCAACATTAAAAGCGTGTTTATAATAAGTAAACGCGGATGTGATCCATGTTCTTACTGTTTCAGGGCAAATGAGTTCGTAATTATGTTTAACCCGCTCCCATTTTTCAACCATCTTAGTCCATCCACTATAAGTAGTATTACCTACTTTAGTTGGATATCTTTGATTGTCCTTATTGAATATCCCAAAGAACTCAACTATGTCATTCATGAAATTGATATATAAACCAATCTCTACAGCATGGGCAAAGAACGACATTTTCGAGTAGCCAACGGCAGCAGTACGAACCGTACCTTTAGCCTTTTGAACCACGGCTGAATCAACACCAGAAGTACTACTAGGTTGAAAAGCTGAATCATAAATTGAGATATCATTTGCGATCTCGAGGTACTGTAAAAACATTATCGTAGCGGTAAACAAGTCACTCTTTGAAGACCAAGGAGCGGTTGTAAAGTTAGGATTAGTCCTGAGATTGTGAATAAATTCAATTATATAATTCCGTCTTATACCTGAAATGAATATTTCGTTGTCAGTTAAGCGTGGACCTTTGCCAGTTAGCGATTGTGTAATAATGGATGTTATTACAGCTTGATCGTTAGCTATGGAAGCAAAGATTTGTGAAGGATGGGTCATTTGAGCTTGGATAGCAGCAGCTAAATTTGGCTCAGACATAAGGGAGTAGAAAGCACCAGAGTATAATTGTAAAGCGTTGGGAGGATTATTTCCACCTCCACCACTTGTAGGTGCGGTCATACCCGTCGTTAAATTAAGAGGGCCCATTCCGTTAACCATCTGAGATACAGATTGGACGGCAGCTTTAGATGCAAATAGTTCCATTGCATTAAAGAGAGCCTGGAACTGAAGGGACCTTGTTCTTAACGAGTTCGGGAGTGAGTACGGGCTATAGGGGTTAGCCAAATTTGTAGATTGTCTTTCAATAGCAATGATGGACCTATCGGCTACAGTTGCAGCTTGAAGAAGTGGTGACAAGAAGAAGTACTCAGCTGCTCCGTTATAGGATGACTGTACTGGCTTCTGAAGTTGTAATCTAAGAGAAGTATCTAATAAATTACCTGTTAACAGTCCAACAATGTCTTGTTGATCGATGATAACTGAAGTTTTCCCTCCTAATGGTAGGGAGTGTCGAACTACGTTCGAGAATGTTTTTAGTGTCTGCATGTTAGTGAATTAATAATACCTGAAATCATAAATTATTCTTCCGAAATCTTGTGTAATTTTAGCTACTGATTCCGTCGTAACGACAACTTCGCTTGATCCTAACGAATAAGATCCGCGCATCATTCCAGCTAAGCTTCGAGTTAAATTAAAGGCCCCGAAGTTCGCTTCATCTTCGCTTTCGTCCCAAGGGACGTTCCCAAAAATTTCGACTCTTGGTCTTGTTATGGGATTGTTAATTAATGCCATTTTCAAGTTACGAACTGGATCACCAGTATAACTTGCGGCATCATTGTCTTCAGGAATCGGGCTATTCATACCCTTTGACTCAAAACCAAAGACATCATCATCAATTTTCTTTTTCTTCGCCATAAAGAATTCTGAAATATTAAATAAAGAC